CAACATCTACAGGTTCTACGCTAGCAAATCTTTGTATCTTAATAGGTTGTAATCCTGTTATAGTATCAACATAACCATTCTTTAAATCTAACCACCATGTCTTAACATATCTATCTTCATTTGTATATGGACTATTAACAACACTTATAGCTATATATGGATTTTGTAATGCAGCTAATACAATATAAGGTACTTTCTTTTTATCTGTTACAGAATAATCTATTGAAAATGATTCACCACGACTTATTTCAATTTCCATGCCAAAACTTTTCATTATACATTACCTCCTGTTAAAGCTCCTTGACCACCAGTTATATTATTTCCAGCTTCTATTTTATTTCTAAGATTTGTTCTATCTACATTTGCTGTATGTGTTGCACCATTACCTTGTGGACCACTATTTGGTCTAGCACCACCTCTTTGTTCACCTTGTGCAGCAATTACTTCTTTTACAGTATTTAACAATTGAGGATTTTGCAATATTGCTTGTTCAAGCTCTGCAGGTAAATGTTGTGAATTTTCTTCTATACCAGTTAATACAACTCTTGATAATGGGTATTGGTTAGCTTCCATAATTCTCCAATATAACTCAAGTGTTCTTGGGTCAGCTGGATTACCCATAGTTCCTTGTACAAATTGAGCTTGAGTTTCTTGCCACATTTGTACTCTATTATTTGATAATGTTGCAGCCGCATCTGTACTAAATGCAAAGTCATCAGCATAATACAAATTACCATATTTGTCTTTACGTAAGAACATATATTTATTCCATATCATTTCTTTACGTTGTCCATTAGGTAATATAGCTACAAACTCTCTCGTCTCATCACTAAATGCTAACAAATATTTTAATATTAACTCATACACACCAGCAAAAGCTGCAGCTTTCATTACTCTTAATGATTCTATACGTCCAGCACTTTGTAAAGCGCTTATTTCTTTAGCTTTACCAGAAGTTGCTGTATTATCAACTTTACCTTGATAACTTTCTGTAACACCAGAAGATGACCTCATGCTTTCGTAAAATAATTGTGCTACACTAATATCTTGTGCTACATTAGCAATAACTTCTCTTGAACTATATTGTGCTGCTTCTTCAGCAGATTTAACACCAATAATTTTAAATGTATCATCACTACTATTTATTTTAGCTCTTTCTGGTTTTGTTACAATAGTACCAGACTTAAGTATCTTATCTTCTACTTTTGTTAATATTTTATTTATACTATCTTGCATATCTAATAATATACCAACTTCTGATATACCATAAATAGTATCAATAGAAGACACACTTGGTCTAGGTACAAAAGGCAATTGTGTTATTTTATATAATGGAATTTCATCACCGGCCTCAGCTAACACATTAACTTTTGATGTATCTTCTGGATTATCACTTTCTCCATCTTCATATGGATTACTCATATATTCTATATTCTCATCAAGTATTTCTTTTTCTTGATTGATATATTTGAATCTAGTTCCACCACAATTTCTACAAGTATCACCTATAGGATTTATTGTACCACAAGCCATACAAACTCTAACTTTACGTACTTGCCATTCTTTTTCCCAGTTTATAACTTGTAAACTGTTAGAAGCATACATAAATCTACCAACAATACCATCTTCGTTTTTATAATAATATGTAACAACATCACATGTTGAATTACCATCTTCTACAGGTATTATCAATCTACCATACAAATCATAAATTCTAGAAAGTGACATTTTCTTTTTCTCAAAACAATAATTCATCAATCTATAATTTGTAATACCTGGTTCTGGAATAACCTGGTCAGCTAATAATACTTCTATACGCACATCACCTGAACGCTCATAATTATTATCTAACGAGTCCCAACAAACTTTATACCATGATGTACCATCAATATATGTTGCACGTTCTGACTTATCATTTTCTTGCTCACTAAGCATTCTGTCCATTTCAAATTTTAAATAGTTTTCTGTTATCTCAACAACAGCTAAATCTTTCTTTTTACGAGGCAACATTTTAGGTAATGGAACATTGTTATCTACTTTAGATTCTATTAACTCATAAATAGCTTTACGAAGTTGTTTAGATTTTCTCTTGCTTTCTTCTCCTGTATTTTTATCTAAAGCATTTAATGTTCCTAAATAAGCTTTACGCCATTTAGCTAAATTTTGTGGACTTACATACTCAATACCTTTCTGATAACCAGAGGCAATAGCAAAAAGTGCAGAAACTTTCTGCACCATCTCATTTTCCTTTATAGTATTTTCATATCTTTTACCTACATTCCATTGTAAATATAAATCAGTTCTATCCATACTCACCTCTTACTTGTTCGTCTATAATTATTCTATAGAATAATTCTTAGTTTTATGCACCTGTACGCCATTCTTCTGGTGCTCCATAAGTTAAAATAAATTTTTCTTGGTCAGCAGCATTCATCTGCTCAAAATCCTCCCACATATCAGGATACCACTTTGTATATCTTACAAATCTATGTTCTGCTTTAGGCTCTTCACCTGTAAATTGTTTTATTAAACGTACTATAGCTTGAGATGCCTCGTCAACCATATCATCATGTTTACCATAAGGAAATGTTTTAAATTGATATATCATTTTCTGTCTACCATTCATAGGTGTAGGCATATACCAATCAATCTCATCATCGTCAAGGTCCTCAGCAACATAAATATTACCAGCTTTATAAAAAGGTGTAGATGCCTCAGCTCTAGATACTTTACCACCCATAGGATTAACACTTACTACAGGAGGAATACCATCAACATATTTTAACACGTCAGCAATAGCACTACCATTAGCCTTATCTTCTATTACCATCTCATCTATCTCAGGAAACTCTTTACAAAACCATTTTATCTTTTCCATTGTAGCCACAAAACCCATTCTTTTATTTACAAGATAATATAAATATATACCACCTTGATACACGCCTCTGAGGCCCATAGCTACAAAGTCATTTTTGTCACCATCTTTAAATGTAGCATCTATAGACAACTGCATATACTCAAACTTTTTGCGCTTTGTTATCTCAGCTGGTTGTAATTTGTCTCTGTCTCTTTCTACAAAGAATTCTTCTCTTTTAAAAGACTTAAACCACGATTCATCAAACATATTACCAGTCATACCAGAAGGTCTACCTTGATACAATGCATTCCATGTTCTTTCTCCCTCGGCAGCTAACACAACTTTCTTTTTAGACCTTAACCAGTTATTGTCATTACAGATTTTCTGTGGTAAGTTATAATCTCCTAAATGTGGACCCATCAAGCTATCACCTAAGTGACGTCCGAGCGGACAAGTACCATATAACTTCTCACTCTCTTCATCCCACTCACATGGCATGTTAATATCAGCCCATATAAACTCAGACCAGTTATCTTTAATAAAACCAACCACATCGTTCTCAACCCAACGCGTTTGAATTACAATAAGTTTACCACCAGGGTAAATACGAGACTGAACAGATGGTCCCATCTCACCAAGTATCTTTTTAATTATCTTGTCACTATCAGCCTCAGCAGCATTCTTAATAGGGTCGTCAATAATAAATAACTCAGCACCATAACGTGTAATACCAGCATCAAGACCAGCAGCACGGCACTTACCGCCATCTTCTGTTTGCCACAATGCAACACCTTGTACATTTCTATTAGGATTAACATGAAATATATCTGGTGCAAACTCATTAAACTTGTCTCTACAAGGTCTACTAAATGTCTCAGCAACTTCTGACTGATAACTACAAATAATAACCTCACCTTTAGGATTGTTACCTAGAAACCATGCAGGTAATGTCTCAGTAACCATATAAGATTTACCATGTCTAGGTGGAACTGATAATAGTAATATGTCAAAAGCTTTACCAGTCTTAGCATTTAAAAACTCTTGTATCTTACTACAAATATACTTATGAAATTTTGTCATATAAAAACCTTCGTTGACATATTCAACGAAGGCACCATAGTCTTTCTTTAATTGTCGGCGTTTTATCTCACCCTCTATTCCTGCAAATCTACTTGACATTATCTTTTTCTACCTCCACATCCCATGAGTATCACCTCCTTTTAACCTAGCCAGCCAATAAGTTTAGCACCAAGTAGTGGTAGCGCTATTACTAATGCATATATTAGCACACCAAGCACAATACCAAACCATGTAATTTTTCCAGCATTATGTATTTTCTTAGCTACAAAAATAACTGGTGCAGCAGTGAACATTGCAAGAGCCATCCATATAGCACTTAAGAACGCATGATAACCTGCAGCCCATTTTGTTTGCCAATGTCTTATAGACTTACCAGGTTTATAGCCAAATATACTAAGAGCTTCTTCCTCTAACTCACTAGCAGATTCATTGTTCTCGCCTTTAACTCTGTTAAGTGTTGTATCTACTTTCTTATCTACAATTGTAGTAATAGTAGTATTCATTCTTTCTCTAACATCGTCTTGGCTAAGAACTTCTGTGGCTCTTTCTTCTAATGCTGTAGCAATTTTATCATCAACCCGCTCTGCTATAGTTGGCACCTTCTTTTCAGGAACCACAATAGTATTGTTTACAGTTTGTGGTACAGGCTTATTTTCCTCCGTCTTATTAGTTATTGTTATTTCTTCACTCATTAGTATCTTCCTCCTTATACTCTATAGCGTTAGATTGTTTATTGCGATAATCTTCCAAAGCTTTCTGCATTACAAAAAGCTCTTCATCTGTCATGCCTTCTAGTGGATTATCTACTTGTACTTGTTGCTTTGTTTCATCTATAGGTTTAGCACCCATACTATCTCTACGCGCAACATATACAGAAGAATTATGCCTTGAATAATAGTCCTGGCAAGCTTCGGTCATTTCACCGTTTGTTGGCTTACGCGATATACCTAATCGTTCAAACTCTTTTAACAAATTACTCCATACAGCATTTTCTACTTGTGATTGCACACTTAAATTTCCTTTATCATCATAAATCTGTATAGGTGGTTGAGCTTCAGCAGACCATCTTGTATATACTTTCTCAGCCCATGCTGCTCTAGCATATTTTGGGTTTTTGTATAATGACTCGAACTCTCGTTGTTCACGTAAGCTTTTATTTGATATAGTTACGTCATTCATTTGTTTTCACCTCTACTTATATAATATCTAATCAAATTAGGAATTATGCGCGCACATATATAAATGATAAGCGCATACACGTGTGTATATTATATTTATTATAGTATTATATTATTTACTTAATTATTATTTTTATATAATTTACTTGGTGATTAAATCAGAAAATTTTTATAATTTTTATTTTTAACTAAGTCTTTTGGAAAGATGGGATGACTGGCTTTAATATAGTTCAAAAATCTATCATGGGTTCTTGCAAAATTCAATAACAGCCTCTATACGAGATACCATAAATTTTGTTTTTAATATATTTCAAAAGTCATATCAATATAAATAATAAATAAAAAGTTATTTATAAAAGTTCCATCACAACTAAATATTTGCTTGTTGGTTGTTCAAAATTTAGGTTGAACACAAAGGTCTAAATGACTTGCAATGATGGTTGTTTTCTAGACATACTAGACAACTAGACAGGCTCAAGTACAACCAACCACAGATATACATACAATCTTCAGTATAATCCTCGGCTTGCAGTCGAAACTACCAGCACAATGCGGTAGTCTTGGTAAGATGACAACTTGCCAACTGATGACGACAAGTCACTGAAAGAAGTCAAGGAGTATATTATGAATAAAATAGTAAAATTGGGAGACACAGAGTACAAAATGATTTGCGAAGACGGACAAGAGTTTCAAGGCAAAATGCACCTAGAGAAAGGTAAAACATGGCTTGTAAAGTTTCCAAAGGACAATCCTTCTGGACGTCAGTTCTTCACACAATCACTAGTAGATGCCACAGGTGAGTATGAATTTGAAACAAAAACAGAACACAGAGTTGGTATCTCAACAAGTTGGAAGAGTAGATTAACTGAAGATGAAAAGACAAGAATTGCTGAGTTAGAACAAGAAATTGAAAGTATCAAGCAAGAAGCAATGAAGAGACAACCACCAAAGGTAGACAAGAACTCTGCAGAGTATATCATGAAACAAATAGAAGTAATGAAAGCAAAATTAGCCGCATTACAAGAATAGTTGAAACTGAGGTGAAAGCCTCAGTCTTAGTAAGATGACAACTTGCTAACTGATGATGACAAGTCACTGAAAGCGTCAAGGAGTTATATTATGACAGTAAAATTGTCAAACTTACCAAGATGGGCTGAATTAGAAGATGAAAAACCAAAAGCACCATCAATGATAATGCTAGCAATAGCAAAAAGACGTGCAGAGATTAAGGAGTATGGTGAGTTGAAGAGACTCAGTGTACAACTAAATCAGCAACTTGTGACAGGAAATATAGGAGAATGGGCTGACGTAGAGAGTTTTGCAAGAAACATACAATGGGTATACAATAGAATGAATTATCTAAAAAGCAAATACCCTAATAGTTGTAAATAAAAGGAGCACAAAATGAAAAAGTTTCAAATAATCTACAGATATGGTGAAATGAGTTATAGGCCATACAGCATAATAGTTGAAGCAGAAGATAAGTTAGAAGCAGAAAGTAAAGCAGCAGAACGATTAGACAACGATGATACAAGAAATTTGGTCATTGATGAGGTTCGTGAGTTAAAATACTAAAAATTTTGAAAAGAAAATCCCTCATTTCTGTTTGGTTTGAAGGATTTTCTATATAAAAATATTTTAAAAAATCAAGGAGGGGGGGCATTTTTGCAGTAAATTTTATAAATATTAGCATATAGACCTCATAGTTTGTATTACTATAGCCAATAATATAAAATATTATATATAAGAAATACTATTTATGAATTTATAAAGATTACTATAAAAATGGGGCCCCTCCTTAAAAATAAAAAATATTTTAGAATTGAAATTCTCTCAAACCAAACAGAAAAAGGAGATAAAGATGAATAAATTAGAAGAATTAAAACTATTTATAGAACAAAGAAATAGAGTCAAAAAGGGAAAACTAACATCATCATACTTCGATGACTTAGAGGTTATAAACAAAGAAATCTGCAAAGTATTACATGATATATGCAGAAATCCATCAAACGAAATAAAGTTATATCTTATACACAATGATGAAGAAATAGTATTAGACCAACCTGATGAAGTGTATGTAGATGTAGAGAACGGAGAGATAATAGGTGCAGCAACATATTGGTCATTATGGTTAGGAAATTATACATATGACTTAATAACCTATGATGTTCCAAGAAAAGGACCTTATTGTTTAGAATTTAAGTTCTATTCAACAAGAATAACAACAAAAGATATAATATTGCAAATAAAAGGAGAATTAACAGATGAAAACTAAAGCAATAGAGTGCTTAAAAGAATTAAAGATATTTAAGCCATATATTAAAGCATTTAAAGAACAAAATTTATTAACAATGTTTGAAAGGTTTGGTGGTTACTTTGTATCAAAAGATTATGGTATGGATGATAAAGAAGTAGACTTCCTACTTAATAAAGTAAAAGAGATTGAAGAAAATAAAATGAATAAGGTATATGCTATCACACATGATATATTTAATAGTATTGGTGAAATGTATACTTTCTTACTAGTAACTAAAGAGGACCAAGAATATTG